AAGTACGGGCTTCGCACGGGTACCAGGGCGTTGACCGGCCAGAGCGTGCCATCGCCCTGCGTCCAGCCCCGGACGGTCACACGGACGCGCCTGGAGCGCGCCGCGCGCACCGTCGCCTCCCAGGCGGCGCGCTGCTTGGCGTGGGCCTGGGTGGCGCTCTTCTCCGGGCGCACGACGAGGACGCGATCGCGACGCCGCACGTTCTCGTCGCGCGCCTCGGCCTTCACTCGCGTGGCTTCGCCGCCGAGGAGATCGCTTCCGGCCTGCTGCCCCGAAACGACGTAGCGCGCGAACCGACCGCTCGCGTCGTAGTCGGCCGACGCGGCGAGGATGTTCTCGCCATGGATGAGCTCGGTGGAGCACCGCGTGGTTCCGACGCGGGAGAGGCGGAGGCCTCCGGCGCCGTCGCAGATCGGCAGGACGCCCGCCATCCGGCACGCCTGCTCGAGCGCGTCGAACGCGGTGTCGCCGGGATCGATGGAGAACTTCGCCGGCGGCGGAGGCATTGAGAGGCCGGGCTGGAGCGAAACGCCGATGCCGAAAGGATCGGCCAGGCGCTTGGCAAGCGTGAGCAGCGGCACCTGCCGGAACTCCCACTGCCGGAGGTCCGCCGAGCAGTCGACAAGCGCGCCGGTCTTGTCCCGCCCGGAGACGGTGAGCGAATGCGCGGCCGCGCCGTAGACCAGGCTGCGACGATCGACGTGGCCCGTGATCACCGGCACGCCTTCGATCGAGAGCGAGCACTCGTCCTCTTCAAAGATCGGCCAAGGCTTGTCCTGCCCGGCCCAGCGTTCGGTGACCTCGAGCTCGAAACCGCCGGCGACGGTCTCGATCCCGCGCGTCACCGCGGCCGACTTCCAGCCGCCGTAGTCGACGCCGTTCACCTGGAGGACGAGGTCAGCCACGGGTCCGCACCTCCAGGGCGTGGCCGCCCGGGATGAACCCGGGGTGCGGCAGGCGGTTGCGGGCGACGATGTCTCCCTCGAGGGCGACGTCGCCGTAGAGCCGGTGGGCGAGGACCAGCGACGGCACCGTCCGCGGGGGCACGTGCGCCACCAGGTGCGGCAGGCTGTCCGCCGGCGCCGGCACCGCTCTCACCAGGTCGGCCCTGAGCTGCTGGAGGGCGGTGAACGTCTCCGGGTCGGCGAGCTCGAGCTGTTCATCGAGCCGGGCGGCGATCGCCTCGCGGACCGCGAGGGCCTCGTCGTGGCTGTCGTACGGGCCCGCCGGCGATTCCTCGGCTGCACGGATCACAGCCAGGCGCTGGATCACCGCCTGGAGCGCATCGAAGTTCGCACGCTCGGCGCGCCTCGAGGCGGTGGTGGCGGGCGGGCGGAGGCCAGTCTGGAACGCGTACGCCGCGAGAGCCTCGGCGCCACGCAGCCCCCCGATCATCCCCTCGAGCTGGCCGAGGAGATTCGCCGGCGTGCGCGCGAGGGCCTCGGCCGAGGCGATCGCTTCGTCCACCCGGCGCTTCATGGTGGCGACCTCCTGCACCGTCCTGCTGATCGCCGACCGAACGTTGTTGATCTTCAGCGTCGCGGCGCGGAGCATCCCGGCCGCGCTGTCGACAAGGGAAGTTGGCTTGTACGTCTTGAGGAAGGCCTCGCCGACCTTCTTCCGCGCCGCCGCGGCGCTCGCCTTCACGCGGGCGGCGAGATCGGGCGCTGCAGAAGGGCCACGCGGCGCGGCCTTCGCTTCCGTGAAGTCGATCCCGAAGCGGGCCATGCCGCCTTCGTCGACGCTCTCGCGCACTCGGAAGTCTGCGCAGGCTACGCGGATCGTGCCGTAGTGCGGGTGCACGAGCTCGCCTGGACCGTCCTCCTCGAGGGCGGCGATCAGGGCGTCGCGGGAGACCTGGTAGTCCTCGCCGACAACGTACCCTTCGACGGGGAACGTCCGAGCCTTTCGGCCCATGTCCTCGAGAAACGGATCGTCACGTCGAGGGAACTCATGGGTGACGAGCCGCCGCCCGCCGCCGCGGTCCGCGCTCTCGACGAAGAACTGGACGCCGCGGAAGGACGCAATCGACGTACGGGTCCAGGTCATGGGCCCACCATCGAATAACCCAACGAGAGATCCATGGGCGTGCTGCTCTGGGGATCCTGGGTGACGCGCGTCCCCTTCGGCATGTTGGAGAAGTCCACCACGACGCGTGCCTCGGTGGACCGCACACCCGCCGCCGGCGCGGCACTCTCAGCGCCGATGGTTGGCGGCGAACCGCTGCCGATATTCGACGAGTCACCGGCGAGGCCAGTTTTCGCGAAGCGGGCGATGGCGCTCACGGCCTTGAAGACTGGGCTCGACGCGACCAGCTTTCCGATCCAGCCGAGGATCGCTTTAATGTTTTCCTTGGCCCACTGGAAGGCCCCTACCACTCCCTCCCACAGCCCCGAGAAGAACCCCTTGATCGGGCCCCAGTGCTTCACGATCAGCGCGACAGGGTGCCACGACATGTGCTCTTGGAACCACACCCACGCCTTCGAGAAGATCTCCGACACATCATCCCAGAGAAAGCGGAAGAATAGCGTGATCTGGTTCCAATTTCGGTAGATGAGGAAGGCCGCTCCGCCGATGGCAGCCGCCAGCCAAACGATCGGGTTGGCAAGCAGGGAGGCGGTAAACGCCCACGAGCTCGCGATGGCTGCCTTGAGCGAAGGGATGAGGCCCGCCATGATCGAAGCGCGCATCATCCACAAGTACTTCGTCCAACCAGCCAGCCCGGCCGCGATCTGAGCTCCGGTTCCGACGACAGTGGCGAAGGCGCTGAACGTCACCGCCGCCGGGCCGAGAGCCGCCGCCAGCGCGCCGAAGACCACGGCCGCCTTCTGCGTCGCGGGGCTCAGGTTCCCCCAGGCGTCGGCGAGGCGAGTGACGATTGGGATGATCTGCTCGAGGGCGCTCACGAGGATCCCGCCTACCGACACCCTGAGCGCCATCACCGCGTTCGACATCCGTTGCTGCTGCGCCTGAAACGTCTGTGTCTTCTCGATGAACTTCCGCTCGAAGGTGTCGCCGCCCTCATCCATCAACGCCAACGCTTCTCGGAATGCCTCGGCTTGGTTGCCCGTGAGGCCCAGCACCGCGTTGAAGGCGTTCGTGGAGCCGAGCATCTCGAGCATCTGCTTCTTGTTGCCGCGCACCGCCGTCGTGATCCGGTTCAGCGCCGGCACCAGCCCGCCCGACTTGGCGATCAGGTCGTTGAAGTCCTTCGCCCCCAGGTGACGGAACACCGCGCTGGTGAGCTTGCCCTCCCGGGTGAGGCCGGCGATTACCGCACGGAGCTGCCGATGCGCTTCGGAGGCCGGCAGGCCGGTGGTGGTGAGCGCCGCTACGCTCGCCATGTACTCCTCGAGTCGCACGCCAGCGGCGGAGACGGTCCCCGCGACGCTGCCGAACCCTTGAGCCAGATCGGAGATGGAGGCCTTCCCGACGTTCGTTGCCTGGAAGACTGCGTTGTAGATCCGCTCGGAGTCCTTGCCCTTCAGGTTGAACGCGTTCATCGCGGACGTGACGATGTCGACGGCTTCCTTCGTCTGACCCAGGCCGACCATCGCCAACTTCGCGGAGCCCTCGAGCACCGAGAACTGATCGGCGGCGCTCACGCCGGCGGAGCGCGCCTCGGTGAGACCCTCGACGAGCTGCTCGATCGGGACCGGGATCCGGCGACCCATCTCGACGATCGTCTTTCCCATCTCGTCGATGGACTCGACGTTGGTGTCGACGAGCGTCGCGACGTTCGACATGCCCTCCTGGAATCGCGAGAAGGCGCTCACGCTCGTCACCGCCATCGCGGTGAGGGGCGCGGTGACGCCCGCCGAGATGTAGAGCCCCGCCTTCGAGGCGGCCTTCGCCGCCTTCTGCAGGCCGCCGACCTCCGTGTTGATCTTCCGGAGCGGAGCCGTGGCCTTGTCGACTGCCTTGACGATCAGCGCGAGCGGGAACTGTTTAGCGCTTGCCATTGATCCACTCCGCCTGCCGACACCAGAACGCCAGGTCGTCCCAGTCCATCTCCCAGAGCTCGCTCGCCGGGAAATGGAACGTCGCCGCGATTACGGCGAGGGCTCGCTCCCAGTCGTCTGGCCGTCGGCCAAAAAACCGAGCACCTCCTGCGCGAGGGTCTGCATGTCCGCAGGGTGCAGTTTGTCCGCCACCGCGTTCGGCTGGCCCGCCATCTTCATCGCGACGACCGCGAGGTCGTACGGTGCGTAGGCGACCGATCCGTCGGCGCCCGCCTTCTGCGAGAAGCCGCGAAAGGCGCCGGCGCTCGGCTTCAGCGTGAGCTCCTCGATCGTCTCGCTGCCGAACGACACCGGGTACTTCAGCTTGACCGTCTTCATCAGGTGATTTCCTCACCACCGGCGCCTTCGAATCGCACGCCGATGTTCGCCTCTTCCGTGTTCCCGGTGCCCTCGCCGGCGTACCAGCCATCACGGATGGTGATGACCTTGCCGTTGCCGAGCTCCAGGGTGACCGTCGCTCCCGTGAGCCCCACGAGCTTTGTCACGTCGAGGTCCCCGCGGTCGGTGATCTCGCCCTCGATGAACGCAACCTGGGGCGTCTCCTTGTAGCCATGGACGCCGTCGGCGCCGACGATCGCCTCACGGATCGGGCGCCCGAGGTTGTACGAGAAGCTCCCCTTCGCGTCGTATCTGACGCCGTTGACCTGGAGCTGGATCAGCCCTGCTCTTCGCTGAGACATGAAGGTCTCCTTCGCCTGCGATTACAGGCGGAACTGGATCTGGGCAGCGCCCACGATGAACTGGTTGATGAGGTCGGGCGGCAGCAGGAAGTCGAGCCGGTTGGGATCCTGGGCGTTCCGCTGCACGACCAGGTCGGTCTTGAACTGGTCGAAGTTCTCGACGAGCCCGAGCTCCTCCATCGAGCGGAACCAGGCGATCGCCTCGGCCTTCCCGATCTTCGGCGTGATCACCGCCTGGCCCGCGCCGAAGCGCGTGCCGTCATTCCCGAGCTTGCTGCGCGGGTGCCGGCTCTGGATCCAGTTCCGGAACGTGTACCGCATGTAGAGCAGCGTGAGCATCGTCGTCACGTCGAGGTACGACGTGTCGTCGGCGCCGCTCGCGCTCTTCTTGTACGTGGTGATCAGCCGCTCGATCTGGACGCCGCCGCCGGCGTCGACGCGGAGCGTGCTGATCCCATCGAAGAGGAGGAGGTTCCTCTCCTCGAGCGTGAAGCGGGCGGCGTGGGCAGGCGCCTTCACCCAGGGCAGTGCCAGCGTCTGGAAGGGCCGCGCGGGATCGGCGTTGCCGTGGAGCGCGGCGATGGCGGCGACGTGGGCGGCCACCTCCGCCGGCGACGTCGGGCTCCCGGTTGCCGCGACGATGCAGACGTGCGGGCTGTTCCGGCCGTCACCGAGCGTGCCGAGCGCAGCGTGCGAAGCCGCCTTCGCCGTGATGCACACGCCGTCGATCATCCGCATGGGACCGAACCGGCTGGCGAGCTCGCCCTCGATGGCGGTGAGGCCCGCGGCGTCGGTGTAGGGCGACACCCAGATCTGGAACCACTCGTCGCCCAGTGCGGCGATCAGGCCGGTGAGGACCGGGTTCGTCGCGCCATCGGCCATCTCGACGACAGCCAGGCCGACACCGGCGGGCGTCGTCTCGCCGTCCTGGTAGTTCGTGCGGATGTCGATCTCGTTGCCCGCCGCGCCCTTGTTTCGGGCGGTCACGGTGACGATGTGCGCGCTGCCTGCACCGCCCACAGCAGCGGTGACCGGGAGGTCTGCATGCGCGGTGATCGCGTCGACGATCGCGGAGGCCACCGCGTTGGCGGCGGCTCCGGCGGCGACGGGAACCCGCACCAGCGTCCCGCCGAGGTAGAGGCTGATCGTGCCGGACGCCGTCGCGGGGCCGGTGACGGTGATCGTTCCGGATGCCGCCACCGCCGCCGCGTCATCCTCGAGTACGCCGATCCATGCCTCGGTGAATCGGTTGCCGGCAAACCAGGCGAGGGCCTGGCGGTGGAGCATAGAGCCACGGCCGGCGAGGGCGATCACCTGGTCGACGTTCGTGACGCGGTGGAGGCTGTTCGCTGCCGCGCTGCCGGCGGCCGTCTTCTGGCCGATGATCAGCGCGCGGTACGGCAGGAGCGCGGGCCCCTGCTGAGCGCGGCTGTTGTCGAACTCGACAGCGACGAACGGAACCCGCAGGGCGGAGGGGACGGCGTTGAAGTTCATCGGCTACTCCTTGCCCTTCGCGGGCTTTGCCTTCTCGTCGCGCTCCAACGCCGGGACCGCTGCCACGACGTCGCCGGCCTCGAGGCGGCGGAGCCAGTAGGTAGACGCGGGCACCTCGGCGCCGGCGTCAGGCAGGTGCTGCTTCGTGGCGGGGTCCCGGACCTTCACGCCTGGGGCGGACTTTACGAACATCACTGGACCTCCTTCAGCTCGACCACGTCATGCGCCTGATTCTCGGCCTCGACCACGCCGCCGAGGCTTGTGCGGATGTCAGCGGTCTTGAAGTCGTCGAGCTCGACGTCGGCGGGATCCGGGGCGAGGGTGTAGTACCGGGTGCTGTAGACGAGCCGGACCACGCCCACGAGGCGATCGCTCTCCTCGACTACCTCAATCTCTGTGCTCGACAGGATCGAGTCGGAGGCGGTGCCCCCGAGGTATGGGTCTGCGTGCATCGCCCGTTCGATCTCGAGGGCGAGCTCGTCGATCGAGTCGTCGATGTTCTCGCCCTGCCGGACGGCGCCCTCGATGGCCAGATCGACCGTGCGCTCGAGCTCGCGCGGAGCCGTTGTGGAGCTCGCCGGATCAACGCTCTCGTCGAGGGTGTAGATGGCGAGGGCTGGGAGCTCCAGCTTCCGCCAAGGGACGATGCGCGTTTCGTATACGCGAGGGCCCGCAGCGGTCTTTCCCACCAGCGTCGTCTTCGCCGCTTCGCGGATGAGCTGTCGCTGGTGCGGCATCGTCAGTCCCTCAGGTACAACAGGAGCCGCACGCCTCCCTGGCCGTCCGGCTCCGCCTCTCTCACCCGGTACGCGACGCCCTCCACGGTGATCGTCGGGTCGTCGTTCTCCGGGTCGGCCGGCAGATCGGAGAGTCGGAGAAAGACCGCTGGTCCCGCTCCGCTCACGCCCGCCTGCCCCACATCCGCGCGCACGTAAGCGCGGTCGAAGATCCCCGTTACTTCAACCGGCTCTCCGTCAGCCGGCGCGTAGGTCACCAGGCCACCCAGGTGCTGAAGGACGGCGCGATCCGCCGCCGCCAGTAGGGTGGGCCAGGTCATGGCCTAGGGGACGCTCGCGACGGCCGTGCCGTTGAGCCGCACGAGCCCGCTCGTCGAGGGGTTCGCCGCGGCCGCCGCGGCGCAGCCGATGGGCAGGAGGCCCGCGGCCGAAGCGGAGGTGCACCGGTCGTTCGCGGCGTCCCAGTAGATGAGCTGCCCCTCGGTCCACGCCTGGGCGCTCAGCTTCGGGAGCGCGAAGACGCCGGTCGCCTTGCCCTCGAACATGGTGCCCGCAGCTGCGTCCGCCGCGGGAACCACGAAGAGCTGGCCGACCTTGACGCCTACGCCGCTCTTGACGCCGCCAGCGGGCGCAGTGAAGGTCAAGACCCTGCCGGGCTGGATGTAGTTCTGCATC